GCGCCGGGCGCGGGAGAGAATGCGCAGGCCGCGCTCGTTGACGAACTGGGTGCGGACGTTGGTCATGTTCGCAAGCAGCGCCGACTCGTTGAGCGACTTCGGCGTCGATGACGTGTTTGCCCAGGTGCCCCCGTCATAAGGGTGCGCGGTCGAGAAGAAGGCGACGCCGTCGCCGATCTGCGAGCTGTTGTAGGTGGTGCCCAGGTTGAACACGTTCGCGCCCTGGATTTCCTTGAACTGGGCGAACGCTTCCTGCAATTTCAAATTGGTCGGATTGAACTGCGCCTTGTAGAGCAGATCATCGATCGCCTTGCGGGTGATGGCATAGCCGAGCGCGACCTCGATGTGGACGAACGCCCAAGTGAAGCGCTCGCCGGCATTGTTGTCGAACTGGGTGGCAGCGCCTTCGTCCTTGAGATAGGGAAGCGCTACGAACGCCATCTGCGTCGAGCGCTCGACCGCCATATTGGACTGGTGCGTCTTGAAGACCTTGTCGTACTGCCGCGGGATCATGTCATAGGAGCCGCGGACATCGAACAGGCCGGGCAGGAGTTCGGAGCGGACGTTTGCTAATGCGACGGGCATGGTTCAGTGCTCCCCTTAGCTCAAAGTCGCGGTGCACTGCTGGTTGAACCCGACGATCACCCATCCATAGTTGGAGGTGGTGTCGGACCCGTTCCCGATGCCGTTGGTGGCATAGAGACCAAGCACGCGGAATGGCTGGAGAGCATTGGTGGTGGTGATGCTCGCGGCATCGACCACGTAGGTCGAGTATCCACCTCCTGCCGTTGTGCCGCCGGAGCCCGTCGAGATGCCGATGTTGCGGCCGATCGCGGTTGCCGGGACGGTCGTGAGAAGCGAAGCCACCAGGAACTTGGCGTTCGGGGCGTTGACGATGTAGGCGGTCGCGTCCGCGTTCGCGGCGCCGGGCCACCAGGGCGACCACTGCGGAGGTCCGCCGGTCGAGGGTGTGAATTCACAGCCCTGGAAGATGCCGACAATCGCGGTGCCGGTGCCGGTCGCAGGCTGGATGTACTGGGACGCCGTCGAATAGATGACGGCATCGCCGAAGTAAATCTTGGTGGTGTAAGTCGAAAGGATTGGCGCGGTCGCCAATTGATAGTCGGGCGCACCTCCGGACAGAAATCCGATGTGCTTGAACCCGAACTGGGCCTGGGTGTTGGCCATGCGAAAACAAGCTCCGAAATGGGGCTCGTCCAGGCAGGCGCTGCCAAGGTCGAAGTCCGGGGAAAACCGCTGCGGCTCGCTGCGGGAGATTGCCGTCAGACCATCCGGCGCGGATCAGTCTTCGGCTTGGTGCTCGACCCTCTGCGGCACGCAGAGGGGAACAGTATTTTTCGCTTATCTCATTGACGGACCGTTGTCAATAGGCTCATTCGGCCGCCTGCATCTGCACCGTTTCCGCTGCAAGTTCGGCCGGCACATAGAGCTTGGACTCGGTCGGCGCAAGATTACCCGGCAACAGCATCGGCCCCGCCGTGGTGCCGCCCGCGTTTTGCGGGAGCGCCGCGACATTGGCCTGCGCCTGCGCTGCCGCCTCGCGCTCCTGCGCCTCGATCACGTCAAGATAACGACCGCAGTAATCGAACGGCCCGACATGAGAAATCTTGTGCCCGATCGCGGCCCATGTCTTCCCGCCGCACTTGTTCCACCGCATGCAGAACGAGAGGTCTTCCGAAACTTGGCCGCGCTCCGGCAGATCGATCTTATCGAATGCGCGAATAAGACGGGTACATTTCGCATCCTTCATCATCTGGCAGGCCGGATGGAGAGACAGCCGCGTATCGACGATCTCCGGAAACTGCTCGAGCATCCGCGTCACGACCTCGCGGGAAATCAGCGTGCACCCCATGCCGACGCCCTCGACCCGCATGAACCCGGCGCGACGTTCGGTGACCTTCTCCCCGGTGCCGGAGCCCGCCCATGACAGAGGCAACTTGCGCTGGGGATAAAGCGTGCCGACAAGGGGCTCCCCGAACATCAACATATCGAGCACCAACTCGGGGGCAAACCCCATGTCGGCATCGATGAACAGGAGATGCGAGGCATCGAGGGCATCATAGAAGATCGTCAGCGCCATCGAACGCAATTCGGCGATGTCTGGGAATGACAACGTGGAAACACCGCCACCGATACCCTTGGCGGCCAGCGCCTGTTGCAGCGCATGCGTCGTCAGAAACGTGGTCGCCGTGATGTGCTGGCCGAAAGCGGGAACGAAGATGAAGATTTTATGTGCCATGAAGTCTCTCAGTTGACGGTCCAGAGGTTGTGTTCGGCGCCGCGGCGAATGGCGGCGTTGGCTTCATCGGTCTTGCCGAGGAACGATTCGTGGTCGGTCATCACCAGGTTCATTTCTCGGGGAGCGCACAGAAGATTGATGCTGGGGCCGATCTCCGGCCAGATATCGCGGGTTTGACCGAAGGCGTTTGCCGGATTGAAATAGTTGTGGAACGACCACCACGCGACGTAGACGGAGGCATCGAGGAAGTCCGCCAAGGATTCCTCCCGTTCGCGGCCTTCGAGATAGATCAGGGGCCGGCATCGCCGGATCGTATCCTTGGCACCGGCGAGAACGGCCTCCTCCATCCCCTCCACATCGATCTTGATGAGGTCGCAGCGGTCAAGATCAAGGGCGTCAATGGTGACGACGCGCACCGTCTTGGTCTTGTGGCTGTACTCCGTCACATGGGGCCATGTCTCGGTTCCTTCCCGCACTAGCGACGCGGCCCCGCGATTGGCCACCACGCCCGCCGCCGGGAACGGCGGACAAGGCGCAAACCCCACATGGTCGCTCAACGCCGCCTGCCGGCAACTGACGTTCGAACATCCATTGATGGCCACGTTTCCGGCGAGCATGTGAAACGTCTCTGGAAACGGCTCGAACGCATGGACCTCGCCATCCGTCCCGACGAACTCGGAAAACGCCACCGTATGCGTTCCGATATTGGCCCCCGCATCAATCACCACATCGCCGGGATGAATGAAGGAACGCAAAAACTCGATCTCGGTATCGCACCATTCCCCATAGAAATGCAGGGACCGGCCGATGAAAGTGTCCTCAATGTCATACATGAACACGCCGCGCTTGCAGCGTTTGATCCTCATGTGCTTGTTGACGAGGCCGAAGTTCTTTATTTCCATCTTGCGGCGCCAGCAATTCCCGATTGGCGCCGATCGACTCGATGATGGCGCGGTTCAAAAGCGCAAAGTAGTGCGGAACTTTCGCGGTGTTGCAGAATTCAAAATCTTGCGGGCATTGGTGATGCTTGACGATGATCCGGTCTTCCCAGGGGTAATAGGTGTTCCAGAACAGCGGCCCCTTGCGCAGAAGCTTTTCGAGTCGGTCGCCGTCGTCGGTCATCTTCATCAATTCTACCAAGGGATACTTGGCGACGAAGGCGAGTTCCTTTTCCGAGCGCCACACAACATAGCGGTGATGATGGAAGCCTCGATACTCCGGTCCGCCGCCATCGACCCCCTTGGTCAACTCGGCGAGAGGTGACGGCGTCTCCACATAGCCGGCCCTGGCGACGCGGGACATTTCCGCGCACAGCAGGAACGGATTGAACAGGTCTTCCAGCGTATGCCGGCACACCACGAAGTCGAAAGCCTTGTCCGCGAACGGCAAGGGCTCGTTGGCGACATCGACCTTGACGAGCTTGTCGGGATCGACGCCAGGGATATCGATCAGGTCGACATAGACATCGGCACGCGGGAACGGGCGGATGCCGGGGCCGATTTCGAGAACCTTCCATCCCGGCTGGATGACATTGCCGAGCCATGTGCCGACCTCGGGCAGCGGGCCGTAGTGGCGAACGTCGTCCTTGGTAAACACCGGCTTAGAGAAATTCCAACTGCGGCGGCGCTGGAGTGGTCGGCAATTCCACTTGCCCGTTTTGAAGCCGAAAGAGAAAGTCGTTCGTGTGGTGCTGGAGGCACATCGTACCACACGAGCGACGCGGATCAAAGGCATCACTCCCCAAATAACCCAAAACCTCCCAATATCGATCCGACTCCCAAATCGTTTTGAACCGCTGCGCATGCGGCCCCGCGATCCACCCGATGTGGAACTTGCGAAACCTCGAATTGAAGTTGAACCCGCAGCTACTCACCAATCCATTGCCGCTCATTTGCAGTTGAAAGGCCGGACCGAGGCATCGGCTATATTTGCGCTTGCCTTCGTCCTTCATGCGGTCGCGCTTGATGACAACACGAAATTCGGCGTCTCCGTATGATTCCGCCTCGTCAAAAACCGCGCCGAGGTCTTGATATTTCTTATAATCAACCCCGAGGGCTTGCTCGTCGGAATCGCTGCAGTGTTTGATTATGCAATACGTCGGGCGCACTTCCGCGGAAAGCTTCACAAATGGCAAAATCTGGTCCGCATCACGCGGGTCAAGAACCATCTGCATGTTCACATTGCACGACAGCTTATCCCGCCGCACGATGTCCATCGCATCTTTGACGTTCTGAATGACCTGCCAATAATCCCGCTCCTTGAGCCCCATGATCTCTTTGTAGCGCTGCAGTTCACCCGCGGAAAAGTTGAACCTCAAATAGCTCGTATGCGGCAAAATCTTCTCAAGGACGCGCCGCTTCAGGCGCACACCGTTGGTGCTGATCCCGATTTTTATGCCGAGTTTTCCAGCATGGACAATGGAATCCTCATACCACGGAACGACAGTAGACTCCCCGTCGCTGATCAACGAGATGCCCTTGACGCCGATCTCCGCGGCATCCTCCAGAAACCCGAAAGCGATGTCTTTGGTAATTTCCCCACCCTCGTCTGAAGCCTGGAGTTGTGCGTAGCAAAAACTACACGCGGCATTACATCGTCTGGTCCACGCCACATCCATCGTAATCGGCGCTATTTTCTCCCCACGCTGCCAAGCTTTAATGCGCTCGGGATACCATCCGATTTTCGTGCCATCGAGCACATAGTCATAGATCGACTCGACCGGCGACCCGGTGACGACATGATTGATGAGTTCGGGAAGGGGAGAGGTCATGCAGCTTGTGTTTCCAAAAGAGGCGGCTGACGGCACATTGGGCAATCGCCTTTGCGAACGGTGCCGGAGACGATGAAACGTCCACTGGTGTCATTCTTGGGGAAGTGGCCATATACCCATTCAGCAGTCGGGTTATATCTGGCATCGCATCTCAGACAATGAACGAGAGCGCTCACAGCTTAGCTCGCTGTTCCGCCGTCATCGATCGCCGCAACTTGGAATCGTCGGCCATGGTTTCCTTGAAGACCTCGCAGGGCGCCGCAGTCAGCTCACGCAGGCTTTTCTCGAATGCAAGGAGCGCGCGGCCTTGGGCATCGGCGGGAATGCCGGAGCCGAACTTGACGAGGACGTGATAGCGGGGAAGGTCGATCAATTTAACGGTCTCATATTTTTGAGTTTATGGACGGCCATCGTTTTTCGAATCTGATCGCTGACAAAATCGATCATCATCTCTTGAGACGATTCGCTCTCGTAATAAGATGCGATCATGGTGGCGAGGACGGTCAACGCGACGCGAACGGACATATTCGGCCCAACCGTCTCATGCAGAGCGGTTGTTATGTCGTTAGACATATTTAGCACGCGCTGCGCTTCGGTCATGCGGCACGCTGATCCCCATACAGTTCCGTCCGCTCCACTAGGATTGTCGAGCAGTCATCCACCAGCGCCCGCCGGTAGGCCGGCATGATCGATTCCGCTTCCGGCAATTGGATCACTTTGATGGTCCGCAGCATCTTGTGGAACGCTTTGGAGAAGTCGTCGTCATGCTGCGGCCCAGGATAGAACGGCTTCGTTGCGGGGGTTGCCACGCGAATGATGACCTTTGGCCGATAGCCGCCCGCCGAGTACAGCGGAAGGCGATCGAGATGATTGACCAACTGATTCGCAGCACACAGCAGAAAATTCCAGCGCGGAAACACGCAGACCGGTAGCATTCCATCAATCGCCATGCCGGTGGCGATGCCCATCTGCATGTCCTCGGCGACGGGCATTTCGAGGAGTTGGTCGCGTGGCACATCACGGAACGTCGGGCTCATGGTCGTGCCGAGATTGGCGACACCTTGACCGAGGAAGATCGC